TAACGAAGTGTGGTGCATTTAATTTATTCATAATCTTATGGCGTATTGTCTTTAATCAGGGCGACAATACTAATATTTTATACCCTATTATTCATTTAAGTTAAGCATTAAGTATTTTGTTATTGGCGTACATTCCAACTCCTATCGGGCTCGAGGCTATGCGATATGTCTCACGTATACCCCTAGACGCTAGTCTATAGTAATCGTGTATAAACAAAATACTAATATCCTACGGTGTGTACAGCTATGTTTCCCTTGCTGTAAGGTGATTGTTAGACCACACCTAGATATTATTTATTACCCTAATTTTTATCCGTAGGAGGAACGCCAATATAATACGCTATCTTGTTCACGTATTACATTGCATATGAGTTTTTTGTAGGGCTATATGAGACCTTGACGCTAGCACGAGAAGAGGCTGTTGCAGCCCTATATTCTCCTATAAGGAGAATAATCTACGGACATCTGCAAACAGCTTACGCTATCATATAGTTTTTGTACAAGGCTATATAAGACCTTAACCCGAGCATTGTTTAATAGAGGTTGTCTTTAAGACAACTTATACTCGTTGAGAATATGTTGCATACACAAAAGTGCATACCCTATATCCCCAATTTTTTAATTGGGTGGGGTTGAATTGCAGTTTAGTAAGCGTAAAACTTTTTTTAAAAAAAAATTTGTGAAAAAATATTTACCCAAAAGCTTGGCTGGTATTTATTTATTACTTATATTTGACCCATGAGTAAAAAAGATATAACATCTATAGACATGTATACTCCAGAAGAAAGGACAGCTTATCTTAACCGTGAACAGGCTCAATACGATATAGAGAGTCAGAACATTGCAATAAGAGGTATTAAGATAAGAGAGAAACATGATAGGAAGCTAGCATTTAAACTAGGTATTATTCTAGGACTAGGACTTAAGATAATAGACATTATTTACGATATAGCTATTATATATATACAATAAAATGAGTTACAAAGATATATTAACAGAAAAAGGATTCTCATACGACAAAGAGAATGAGATCTGGAAGAAGAGTTCAGGGTTTGGTCTTAACACAACAGTGGATCACTTAATGAGAGGACTGTTTGTTATTATAACACCACAAGGAGTTATTCACAACGGATTCATAAGTGACCTTGAAGAATTCAAAGAAGTAATAGAAGCGATATGAAAGATTGGAAAGATATTATATATGAAGAAGAGTTGGTAAAGATATTAGATGAGGTTCATACTACAGAGGACAATTATAGTCAGTTCTTTCATATAGATCACAGAACAGTAGACAAAGTGCAAAGAATACCGATAAACTTCAACACGTAGTTTGTATTATAGCAAAGTTTGGAGTATAGAATTAAATATAGTATATTTGTAAAAGAATTATGAGATATCCGTCTCATTACAGATCCGAACCACATGGGAGGATCTTAGACATCGGGTTGTAGATCTTAAATAAAGATCAGAGTTGTCCCCGGTAAATTCGAAAAGGACTTCAGTAAAACATAAGGGTACTGGGAATAAAGGCGGGTGAATCCTCCCAGATAGGTTTAAATAGTACGGACCCTTTACATAACTGAAGTTAAATTAGGTCTAAGGTGACTTAGATTTGAGAAGTGTAACAACTTCTTAGGGAATTTTATATCCCTTAACCATTTAAAATACATATTATGAGTGATTGGACATTATCAATTAAAACTCATTGGCCTCATGATAGGTTCTTACTGGGAACCGAATACATAAAAGCCACTGAAGAGTACAACTACAGCACATTGTGTTTATACCTGTTTGTAGTTACCCTAGAATTTGACTGGGTGTAATATTTTTACTTTACGATTGCATATTATTTAAGAAATCCGTGTGCTCGGATATCTTCACGATAAGATAAGCCTCATTCCGTCCTGGAGTGGGGCTTTCTTTTTATCCCGACCCTGTGAATAAATCCCAACAAATTAACTTGCATCTTAAAAATTAAAACACTAACTTGCGTGCATAAGTACTATTGTCGGAATGGAATAGAAGAATTAAGAGCGAGAACCGCTATAACCGACAAGAGTGCGGGCCGAAAAAAAGCCAGACCCGAACAAGTATAAATGTGGATAACTTCTCATTACTTTCCTTTGCCATTCCAAATAAGATACTTATATTTACACAAGTAATAATCTAAAGCACACAAATAAAATGTTTAAAACAATTAAAATTAGCAATCAGTCTACAGAGGAAGAGATTGAGAATGCAACATTCTGGGCAAACTACTTGTCTATGCAAACAGGAGTACCAATTATAATAGAGTTAGTTGATCCAGAGGATCCTGACGTAATGGAGCCTAAGTTTGACAGAGCAGAGGTAGTAAAGAAACCTAAGAAGAAAAAGACAGTAGCAGAAAAGACTCTTGCTGAATTAGCAGAGGACGTAGATACTCTTGTAGAACAACTACTAGGTATTACGAATCAAGAAGAAGAACCAGAGGAACCGGAAGTTGACATCAAAGGTATTAAGTTAGAAGGCTTAACATTTGGAGATGTTATCTGGGCAATCAAAAGAGGAGGAACAGCATACAGAGCTAAGTGGGCATCTAAAGGAGGTCACTTTGTATACCAACCTAATACAGTAGAGATTCCTATGGAGAGGCTTAACGAAGTACTATCTGTTCCAGATTTAGTTAAGACTACTATTCTTAACAGACCTAACGCTACTACTAATGTAGTTTACAGCAATCAAATGTGTATAGTTCATCCAGACAACCAAATTTTTTCATGGACTGCTTCTGTTGCAGACATGAATGCAGACGACTGGGTTATAACACACTCATAATATTCTCACTTTTTTAATTTAATTGAAAGATTCTTGCCATTTTCCTTGGTGGGAATCTTTTTTTTATCTATATTTGTTTTATAACCAAAGAAGTACAATAAGATGGCTAAGTTTTTAATAAAACCAAGAGAGATAGTAGAAGGATTCACAAACCTTGCTAAAAGTAAAGCAGGTGTCTACGAAGATGAAATCGAAAAGATGTTTGATTCAAGAATAAGTATATGCCATACTTGTCCAAGCAGAAGTGAAAACAATAGATGCACAGAGTGCGGATGTATACTTGCAGCAAAGGCAAGATCTAAAACATCGGATTGTCCACTAGGTAAATGGGAAAAAATTTAGAAGACATGATGAAGACACTACAACAAATAATAAATGAAATAGAGAGAAGAGAAAACCTAAACAAGTTAGGACCTTTTCCTCATTACAACAGAGAGGTCATAGAAGACTTCAAAATAATAAAAGAAATGATTAGTCAAAAAAAAGATTACGACAATGTTCCAGTGACATACTGCAAAACATGCTTAAGCTTAAAGGTTAAAAACATCGAAAACCCAAATGTAGCTTATTGTGTGGATTGTGGTAACACAGATCTAGAAGAGACGCATATACTAGACTGGGAAAAATTATACGAAGCAGAGTACGGAGAAAAATTCTTAAACACAAACAAAGATGATTAGTAAAGCAGATTCAATTGAAATAAAGTTTACACTTGACAGCTTAGAAGAGGTTATGGAGAAGACAGATGAGATGTCTCATTTTGTTGACAGATATAACAACGAATCTTCAGCTGGTAACTTTGAACTAGACACCCACGAATACAAAAGTGATGAGGGGTATGTCCTGCTTATAATGATAATTAATGTAGGAGATGAAGAACACTAGTGTAAAGTCAATACGTACAGACAAGAGAACGCTGTTTATGTATTGGTTAAAGTTTCTTCAACCGTATCATAAATTAGCAAATAAAGAAATGGAAGCACTAAGTGCCCTTCTTTATTACCGATCCGAACTTAGTAAAGAGATATCCAACGAGGATATAGTAGATAAACTTTTATTTTCTAAAGAAACCAGGAGTCAAGTAAGAAAAGACCTTGGAGGAATGAAGGCTGGAGTATTTAATAACCTCCTTACAGCACTAAGAAGAAAAAATGTAATAACAAGCGAGAACAAAATCATGAAGGCATTAGTACCAAAAATGGATGTCGGATCAAATGAGTTCAAGTTAATATTTAATTTTGAGATAGATGAAACTAAGTAGTACTGACAAAGATAAGATAGAACAAATATCTGAAGAGATGTCTATAGATAAAGATGTGATAATCAAGGCTATAGAGAGTCAGTATGAATTTATCAGAAAAAAAACAAAGGAATTGCACTTTGATCCAAACTTAACGAGAGAGGAATTCAACGCAATGAAAACAAATTTTAATATACCATGTATAGGAAAGCTATATGCTAGCTTTTATATGTACAGGAAAATGAATGAAAATGCAAAAAAAAGAAATAAAGAGTAATCAAGCACAGGAAGATATGCAAGTCAACAAGAACAAGCTAGAGCTTGGCAATGACATTAAAGGATATTTTGCTGAAAGAGACAAGACCTTAGCAGGTGGAGATGCTAAAGCAGAAGATGCAAAGAACCTATCAGGTGCTGAAGCTGAAGTAAAAGAATTACTATACAAGAACTCAATTAACGTAGTAGAGCTTAATGACGATGTAGAGCCAATGTTTAACTCTATATTCTTATCTGCAAGAAGAAACAAGGTAAGAACAGAGTCTGGACTACTTTTAGCTACAGCATTAATGGATGGTGGTGCAGAGGTTGACTATCAAGAGAAGCAGATTGTAATGGCATGTGGACCACAGGTGCAGCAAGCTGTAAAAGGAACAGAGGTTGTTATAAACTTCGAAAGCCTAAGAGTAAGCCTTTCTGAGAACATGGGACAGAAAGTAAATAAGGAGTCAGAGATAAAGATACCTATCATAACAATAGATGGTAACGACTATATCAATGTGTCAGAAAGAAACTTAAAATACATATCAAAAAAAGCAAGATAGATGGAAGTAGTATTAAATAACACATTAGCAGGATTAAAGCGTGGAGTTGATCTCTTAGGAGACGCTGTATCAATCACAATGGGCCCAAAGGGTCGTAACGTAGTGATTGTTAAGAATGGACAGAAGCCTCTTGTAACAAAAGATGGTGTAACAGTAGCTGAAGCTATAGAGGATCTTGATGACGTACTAGCAAACACTGGTGCACAGATGATTAAGGAAGTTGCAACATTAGCAGGTAAGATATCTGGGGATGGTACAACAACAGCTACAGTATTAGCTCAAGCAATAGTTGCTGAAGGTTTTAGAAACATTGCAGCAGGTGCAAACCCAATTGACTTAAAGAGAGGGATGGATAAAGCTGTATTGGAAGTTGTAAAGTATTTAAAAGACAACAGTACTCCAATTGAGCTAGATGGAGCAGAGGTAAGACAAGTTGCTTCTATATCTGCAAACAATGATCCTGAATTAGGAGACATGCTGGCAGAAGCATTTACCAAAGTAGGTAAACAAGGAGTTGTGTCTGTCGAATTGTCACCTAATCACAATACTTACATAGATGTTGTAACTGGTATGCAGTTTGATAGAGGATATGTATCGCCATTGTTCCCTACTAACTTAGAAGGAACTTTATCAGAACTAGAGAACCCTATGTTCTTGTTGTGTGATAAAAAGATAAACAACATGGATGATATAATTCCAGTAATGACTCTTGCAAAAAAACAAGGAAGAGCATTAGTTGTTATCGCAGAAGATATAGATGGACAAGCTTTATCGCAACTAGTTGTAAATAAGGTACATAAGTCTTTACTGTCTGTTGCTATAAAAGCACCAGGATTTAGTGAAAGTAGATTTGAGAACTTAACAGACATTGCAGTGCTAACAAATAGCGTTGTGTTTTCTGAAAAGACAGGATTTACTCTTGAGACTTTAACTGACGAGAACATAAGTGAAGAAATGTTTGGTGGTGCAGAAGGTGTTACTGTAGAAAGAAACAGTACAGTGATTGTAAATGGTAGAGGTGATGATCAAATCATATTAGACAGAGTGGGTCAGCTTTCTACTAAATTAGAAACTGCTGAGTCAGAACATGTTGCCAAACAACTTAAATCAAGAATAGCAAAGCTATCTGGTGGTGTTGCAGTAGTATATGTTGGAGCATCCTCTCCTACAGAAGCAAAAGAAAAGAAAGACAGAGCTGACGATGCATTATGTGCAGTAAGAGCAGCAATAGAGGAAGGAATAGTAGATGGAGGTGGATCTGCACTTCTTAGAGCTAGATCAGCAATCACATTGTTGTCTGGTGACGAGAATGTAGGTGCACAAATAATTAAAGAAGCTATAGGAAGACCAATAAAGGTTATAGCTGAGAATGCAGGAAAGAGTGGAGACGTTATCTCGTCAAGTGTTGGAAGTCTTGAGGAAGGCTGGGGATACAATGCTAAGCTAGACAGATACGCAATAATGAAAGAGGAAGGAGTTATTGATCCGTTAAAAGTTACTAGAGTAGCATTGGAGAGTGCTAACTCAGCAGCAGGAATGATATTATTAACTGAGTGTGCTATCTTTTAATCGGATATATTAACACTTAGTCGATGATAACTTCACTTTATCGAAAATAACAAGGATTACTTGTCTGGTAACTATTTTTTACATATATTTACCAGACAATAATTAAAAATAACATTATCATGATTTATCAGTTCACAGCACTCATTGTGCTATTAAGTTTTCTTCTACTAGTTATATTTCTATTAGTAGCGAAAATGAGATCTTGCAAAAGATATAAAGAGCACATAGAGGCTAAGTTAAAACAAGAAGAAGAGTATGCGGAATGCTTACGAAGAGAGAACTGGAGACTTAAGAGCAATTTTGAAATAGGACTCGAAGAGTTTAGATCACTTACTGTTAAGTACAATATGCTTGAAAAATCACTTCCAGTAAAAAAGAAAAAACCAGGTAAGAAAAAATAATACACTTATTATTAGAGGCCCGCTTGACAGAGTGGGTTTTTTTTTGTATATTCGCAAAAGAACAAAAGGAGAGAGACATGAATATTTTTGAAATAAAGAATTATAAAGTAGTATTTAGCCCTCAGGCATTACTACTATCCCCATTTAAAAAAATATGGGACAAGGATAAAGATAAAGAAAAAGTTAATGCTGTAGCACAGCTTTCTTACGTATATTATATATGTGATGACAGAAGTGACTTCCAGTACATCCTTGATGAGAATGAAAGACACGAAGCTATATGTAAAGATGTAGAAGCACTAGATAATAACTGGGAACGCCCAGACTATGTAGAAGAGGCTATACAGTACTACAAGCAATTGTCAGAAACAACCTCAACTAAATTACTTAGAAGCACAAGAGGTGTTGTACAAAAAATATCTACATTCCTTGACGTTGTAGATGTTAACGAAAGAGATTTAAAAACAAATAAACCTATCTTTGATATAAGCAAGGTTGTTACTGCCGTGGAAAAAATACCTAAGCTAGTAAAGGCACTTAATCAGATAGAAGAAGAAGTTATAAAAGAAAAAGAACTTAAGACGCAGTCTGGTAACAGACAGACAGGTGTGTTTGATGATATGGGAATATAATGGAGACAAGAATATTCAATAAATATCAGACACAGCTAGACAAGGCTATGATGGACTCTCTTGAACAAGAAGAGAAGAGAGATCTTTTGGATGTAATAGATAGTATACAATTTATACAGAATCTAACTAGTCCAGAAAGAAAAAGAGCTTGTGACTTAGATAGATGGAACAATCCATTTTATGAACTAAGCCCAGCAGACCCTAAGGCTAAGGTAAGAGAACTAGATCCCGAAGGAAGGATTATTGTTGATGTTACCAACCCACATATCTTAGAGGATATGAATTATTTTAGGGAAGCAGCTTTGCATTACCAAAAGCACGGAGTATACTCTTTGCTTGCACAGAATAGAAACCCTAATAGTGAGTACTTTAAGTTCTGGAAAGAAGAAGCTAGAAGATGCAGAGAGGGATTGGTAAGACCTAGTGATGGTGAATGGATTCCTGGATACTTATACTTCTATTGGAACTACTCTCCAATACTAAAAGTTGCTTCTGTAGAAGGAACAAAGATGGCAGGTAGGGTAGAAGACTTTCCTAATCCTTATGATGGTGATTACTTATTCTATCACTACTTAGAGAAGGCAAGGAATGCAGGTAAGCATACAGCTACTCTAAAGAAAAGGGGTTCTGGTTTCTCATTTAAAGGTGGGTCAAAACTATCAAGGAACTTTATCGTAGGAGAGTACGAGCACGCAAGAAAGAAAATAAAGTCATACGCAATAGCAAATGAGAAAGAATACTTGACTAAGGATGGTGTTCTAAACAAGTTTATAGCTATTGCAGATTTCTGTGCAGTCAATACTGGATTCCCAGGGAACAGATCCCTAAAGGATTCCATGAATGACATGCAATGGAAGATGGGTAGAAAAGATAATAAGTCTGGTACTGACATGGGTACTCTTAACGAGGTCATGGGAGTAACGCTTAAGAATGATCCAGAAAAAGCCCGTGGTAAAAGGGGGTCTCTCATAGAATGGGAGGAAGCAGGTAAGTTTGACAACTTCCTAACCGCATGGGGTATTGCTAGGCCATCAGTAGAAGAAGATGGTTTTGCCTTTGGATTAATGAATGCATACGGTACAGGTGGTACTGAGGGTGCAGCCTTTGAGGGTTTAGAAGAAATATTTTACAACTCAAAAGGTTACAACATACAGGATATGCCTAATGTGTTTGACAAGAACACAGGCGGCAAAGGTAAATGTGCATTTTTCTTTGGAACATACATGAACTTTAAAGGTAAGTATGACGAGGATGGTAACAGCGATGTTATTGGTGCACTTATGCTTACGGTAAAGAACAGAATAAAAACAAAGTATGGTGCTTCGGACCCTAATGCTATTATACAGCTAAAGGCAGAACACCCTATTACTCCTCAAGAAGCGATCATGAGAAAAGAGGGGTCAGCATTTCCTGTAGCAGATCTTAGAGATTTACTAGAAGAGATAATGCCTAGAATGGAATCATTCACTGATGAGCACTGGGTTGGTAGATTATCTACTGACAATTTAGGTGGAGTAGTATGGAATACTGTAGGAGACATTACTCCTATTAGAGATTACCCATTTACTGTAAAAGGTGGAGATTCTGATGGAGCTATAGAGATATTTGAGATGCCTCACAAAGATAGAAACAATCAGGTGTACGGAGACAGGTATATTGGTGGTGTCGATCCTGTAGATAATGACTACACAATAAATGGATCTTTAGCAACAATAATGATATTTGATTTGTGGACTGATAAGATAGTTGCAGAATACACAGGAAGGCCTGTATTAGCGTCTGATTTCTACGAGACATGTCTTAGGCTAACAAAGTTCTATAACGCCAGGACAAACTACGAGAATAACCTGAAGGGTATGTTTTCATACTTTTCTAATAACAACGCATTGTATTTGCTGTCTGACACTCCAGAAATACTAAGAGATATGGATATAGTTAAATCTGTGTTGCATGGTAACAGAGCCAAGGGTACTAGGACAACAAAAGAAGTAATAAAGCTAGGTAAGACACTGCAAAGACAATGGATGTTGTCTCAGTTTGAAACAGATACTGTTGACGACACTGGGGCCTCTGTTGTGGTAAGTGTTCCTAACTTAAGAAGAATAAGAAGTATAGGTTACATAAAAGAATGTATAGCGTGGAATCCTGACGGTAACTTTGACAGATGTTCTGCTA